TGGGGTTTGTTTTGGTCTAGTTTTTTTCTTGTTTTGTTCAAACACCCCGTTGTTCATTTTTTGAACAGAACCCCTGGGTGGCGGGGGGGGGGGGGCGGTCCAGGGGCGCGGTCGGGGGGAGGAAAAAAACCCGTCTGATACTACACACATATACAGTAGAAAAAATTTTAGCAAAAATTTAGACCTAGTGATAAATTCCAGGCGTGCCCCCTTTGGTTTGCTATCATTTTGAACTGGATTTAAAGTAGGGGGGAGGCGAGCACATTAGGTGGTATGTATGTGTGTGATGTGTGCCTTCAGTGTAAATGAAACTTTCGATTCATTCCCTCCCCCTCTTACAGGAGACGCATAGCGCGGGGCTATGCAGTTAATATTATATCTTAACTGGACTTGTATTGCAATGCCTTTTACGATATAATCTTATTTATGGCAAAAGGCGATAAAATAACAGCACAGCAAGAGCAATTCTGCTTAGAGTTCATCAAGGACTTGAACGCAGTGCGCGCCGCCATACGTGCTGGATACGGAGAACAACATGCAAAGAAGAATGCTTGGCAAATCATACGGAATCCTGCCGTGGCTGAGAGAATCTCAGAGCTCAAAGCCGACCAAACAAAGCGTACTAAAATTGAAGCGGATGATATATTACGCCGCCTAGTACGTATCGCCGAGAAAACTGAGCAGGAGGGCGATTATCAAGCGGCTATCCGCTCCCTAGAATTACTCGGAAAGCATCAAGCGATGTGGACTGATAAGAATTTAACCGAAATGGAAGTGAAGAATGCTTTCGCTACAGGAAATTCTGAAGAAGATATTGCACGTGATGTGGAGAGATTAAAGAAAATCGCCACACCACATTTAAAAATAATTAAGAAAGAGAGTATACACTAATGGCTATCAAGATTGTAAAAAATACACAACCTGTAGACGGCCCATACAAACAGACTAAGTATACTGCTAAAGTAAAACAAGGAAAGAATAATACTTTTACTTGGACGGAAACAGCAGAAGAGTACGATGGACCAAATGCAGGTGTTTATACAAAGAACCTTCCTCTAGGATATACGCATCCTGGTGAGAATGATAAAAAAGATTAAGGAGATAATTATGGTATGGTTTAAAAATAAACCCGCAGCTTTAAAAAAAGTTAAAGCTAAAGATAAAAAAGCCAAAAAGAAAATGGCTAAGAAGATTAAAAAAGCTAGTAAGAAATAAGAGGTCTTAATGGTAGAAGTAACATTAAATCCTTATAAAGACTCTGTAAAAGCTTTAAAAAAATTATTGGCAAAAAAAGATAAACTTGTTTCTCAAAAAGGAAAAGGTAATCGTAATCAATATCAAATAGAAATAGAGAAATTAAAAAAAGATATAAAACGTACTAGTGGTGGTTCTTTTTCTTTTGGAAAAGTTTTAAAAGATGTAAAGAAACAAGAACGTGAAGGTAAATTTGACAGAGGTGCTGAAGGTAAAAAGAAAAATAAACTTCGTAAGAAAATGGCCCAACAACCTGAAGAACTATTCACATCAGGAAGACATAAAGGGTCTGATGCAGATATTTATATTGAAGAAACTGGTATAAAAGATGTAGATTCAGATAGTAAAGCAAATATATCTAGAGTTTTATCTGGACAGAAAACAAAGAAAAAGAAAGAATCTGTAGCAAAAAGTAGATAATGAGTAATCAAAGAAAAGAATATGATAATCCAAAAGATGCTATAACAGATTTAACTACTCTTGGTGCTGCAGCTATAATTAATAAAGGATTGCAAAAACCTATCGTTAAAGATACAATAAAAAAAGCTGAAGATAAATTAGAAAGTTGGGTGGAACTAGCACCAGGGGGCACAACAATTTTAGATACAACTAAAAAGTTAAAAGAAAAAGGATTCTATGCAGATGTAGACCCTTTCAAGAAAAAATTTGAGGTAGGTTTTAAAATAGGTTTAGGTGGTAAGGATTAAATTAACAGGAGATATTAGTATGGTATTACATCCAAGACTAGATTTATATGACCCGAGCAAAGATGTTGAGGATATTTATCAGCAACTAATTGTTTGGGGAGATACAATGTATGTCTGTCACATTAAAGGATAGGGACGCTGCCACAAGACTTGCAATAAGACAATCCCGTAAAGATTTGTTAGCATTTATTATGTTAATGAATCCTTCATTCAGTGTAGGCCCACATCATAGATTATTATGTGACCAGCTTATGAGAATTGAATCGGGAGATGTTGATAGGCTTATGGTCTTTGTAGCACCTCGTTCTAGTAAATCATTAATCACATCTACATATTTTCCAGCCTGGGCGCTTGGGCGTAATCCTTATTGGCAAGAAATAGCTGTATCACATAGTGATGATTTAGCTACAAGATTTGGTAGAGCGATTCGTGATATCATTAATACGGAACAATACAAACATATCTTTCCACAAATAAATATTCGTAAAGATAATCGTGCAGCTAATAGCTGGGGATTACAACATAAGAGTAAAGAAGCAGGTTCTTTCTTGGCAGCAGGTTCAGGTTCAGGAATTGCGGGCTTTGGTGCCCACCTTGCTATCATTGATGACCCTATATCAGAGCAAGATGCTTATTCGAAATCAAGAAGAGACAGCTTAAATGAGTGGTATTCTTCTGGATTGCGTACAAGATTGATGCCTGGTGGTAAAGTCGTATTGGTTATGACCAGATGGCATGAGAATGACCTGGCTGGTCACTTATTATCTTTAGAAGATGACAGTCCAATGGCTGATGAGTGGGAAGTTGTGCGTATTCCTGCACTAAATACTACAGAATCTCTAGAAAAATTACAGAAAGCCAGGAAAGATTTGCGTAATCAGGGGTATTTATCGGATAAATATCCTCAATTAAAGCTAGGAAACTCCTTTTGGCCTGCATCTGACCATGATGATGGCTTTTGTTGGACAACAGAAGAGATAATTCGTACAAAAAACAACACACCTTCCTTTAAATTCGATGCATTGTACGGTCAATCTCCTACAAATGAGGAAGGAAACATAATAAAGTTAGATTGGTGGCAGAATTGGGACAATCCTGACCCACCTGACTGTGAATATATCATACAATCTTGGGATACAGCGTTTTCAACTAAGACATCTGCGGATTATTCTGCAGTTACTACATGGGGTGTGTTCAAATCAGGGTTTGATATACCTAATCTAGTGTTATTAGGGGCAGAACGTGGACGTTGGGACTATCCTACACTAAGAGAGAAGGCAGTAAAGAAATATGAACAGCATAAACCTGATTCAGTTTTGATTGAGAAGAAAGCTTCAGGTCAATCTTTGATACAAGACCTTCGAATGACAGGATTGCCTATATTTGAGTTCCAACCTGATAGAGATAAAGTAGCTAGAGCTTATGCGATAACTTCATTATTTCATAATAAAAGAATATATGCCCCTTTTAAGAAAGATTGGGCAATGGATGTCATAGATGAGTCTAGAACATTCCCTACAGGTAGTCATGATGACTATATGGATACACTTTCACAAGCATTAATATGGATGCGTAATGGTGGATATGTTTCTCATAGTACTGACACATGGCTTGACAAGAGGGAGAAAGACATTTATAATAGAGAAAGTAGACGTTATTATAGTTAAGGGGATACATGGCGATTGAAAAGAAAATAGATATGGAAGAGGAGCTTGCACCTCAAGTTCCAATACCAAATGAAACAGATGTAACAGGTACGCCTGATGGCGGAGCTGAAGTTACACTTACAGACCAGCAACAATTAGATGAAGCGGAAGCAATGGGTCTTCTTGAAGAAGAAGGACCAGACTCTTCAGCGTTCGATGCAAATCTTGCAGAGTTTATGCCTGAAGAAGATATTCAAAAAGTTGCAAATGAATTACAAGAAGGTTTTGAAAGAGATAAAGATTCCAGACAAGAGTATGATGAAATTGCAGAAGATGGAATTAAATTATTAGGATTACAATATGACGATTCAGCGGGTTCATTCCCTGGGTCAGCAGGAGTCACACATCCAGTACTTGCACAAGCAGTAGTAAAGTTTCAAGCGAAAGCTTATAAAGAGTTGTTTCCTACCGAGGGTCCTGTGCGCACCAGAATTATGGGCGTGCAGACCCAACAAAAATTAGAACAAGCAAATAGAGTTAGACAATTTTTAAATTGGCAAACACAAACTCAAATGGCTGAGTATGGTCCCGAGTTAGATAAATTATTATTTCATGTAGCTTTATATGGAACAGGATTTAAGAAAACTTTTTGGGACCCTTCATTACAAAGACCTTACACAGAATTTATTAAAGCTCAAGATTTTTTTGTAGACTACTATGCTAGCAATTTAGAAACAGCAGAACGTTATACACATAAATATTTACTATCAAAAAATGAAATTAAAAAAATGCAATTGATAGGAATGTTTAAAGATATTGATATTGATACAGATTATAATTTAGATGAATCAGGTGCCCAAGAATTAGAAAATGAAATTGTTGGTGTTACCAAACCTTCAGATAATGATGAATACGTAAGTATTTTAGAAATTCATACCAATATAAATTTACCAGGATTTGAAGACCAAGATGAAATAAAACTTCCATACATAGTTCATATGACAGAAGATGGACAAAAGGTTTTATGCATAAGAAGAAATTGGGACCAAGAAGACCCAATGAAGAAAAAGAAAATGTTCTTCACACATTACACTATGATTCCTGGTTTAGGATTTTATGGTTATGGTTACATACACTTAATCGGTGGATTAACAAAAACAGCTACATCTTCCATGCGTCAATTATTAGACGCAGGAACCTTTGCGAACTTGCCAGGTGGTTTCAAGGCTCACGGCCTCCGTGTCCTTGCACCTGACGAGCCAATTGCTCCAGGAGAATTTAGAGAAGTTAATGCGCCAGCTGGTGATTTAAATAAATCATTACAGATTCTTCCTTTCAAGGAACCATCAGCTACATTATTTAACTTAATGGATTACGCCTCTAAACTCGCATCTCAATTTGCCGATGCTACAGATAATGTAGTAGACCAGGCAACAAACTATGGGCCAGTCGGTACAACGATGGCTCTACTTGAGCAGTCTTCAAAACTGTTCAACGCTGTGCATAAGCGTCTACATTCAGCACAGACTAAAGACCTGCGTGTACTTACTCGTATTGATAGTGAGTACTTACCAGACTTGTATCCCTATGAAGTCGCAGGTGGCGCACAGCAAGTATTCAGGCAAGATTTCAATTTAAAGAGTATTGATGTCATACCTGTATCCGACCCTAATATGCCAACAGAAGCACATAGGATAGCAAAGATTAATGCTATTATGTCCATCGCGCAACAGAACCCTACTGCTTATAATATGGAGCAGATTGGAATGGAACTGTTTGCTGCGATGGGCGTAGAGGAACCATCACGTTATTTAAAACAACAACAACAACCGTTTAGTGCTGACCCTATTTTAGAAAATATGGCTTCTCTAAGAGGGGCACCTTTACAAGCACAGCCACAACAAAATCATGATGCACATATAATTGTTCATGGTAAATTTATGGAAGACCCTGCATACCAGAGTCCTTCTATACAGCAACTTTTAATATCACATATACAAG